GCACTGACTTCAGGATCCCATCCTAACAGACTGGTACCCTTCACACTAAACCCACTAGAACCTGTTGCATAGTAGACTCCAAGCTTTTTGTTCTTAGTGTTATAGATCCATAATTGGCTAGCACCTACAATCTTAGTAGGATGGATACTAGTAAGACCTAATTCAGAGAATTCCTGTAAGAACTGCATCTTAGCTACTTGATGGCCAGCTGGTTTTTCTTTACGTTTACGTGGTGCTCGTGTTGCTTTAACTACAAGAGCATGGCCTTCAGCGTCAGAAACGATTGCTTCTACAAGTGATTGGAATTTTTTGAGTTGTGCATTAGTTAGGAAGTTATAGCCTTCAACTAATTGTTCATCATCATCAATCATTGTCTCATTGATCTCACTCAACAGACGCTTGTAGAAGTCACCGATCTTTCGAGTAACTGCAGTAGATAAACCATTCTTAGCAATGTATGCCTTAAGAGAAAAGTCTGATGATTTGTTCTTAGCAAACTTATCAATCTCGTAATCAATTTCAGCCATGTGCTTACGTGCTACTTCAGTTACTCTGTCTATTACTGATGGTACAGGAGGAGCATCTTTCTTTTCTTCGATCTTCTCTGCAAGTTTCTCAGTATACTTTGCTTTGATATTGGCAAGACGTGCACCAATAATTGCTTTATGTTCTTCAGATAGATATTCGCCACGAGTATTCAATCGCATCAGGATTGACATTTGATTTGTCTCATGATCTGATGCAAGATTGAAGTACTTGATGTAATCATCTAACTTATTGAGCTTGAGATACTCAATACCATACTTAGTTAAACGTGATGACTCCTCATTGGCATTATACCAATTAAGAGCTAGCATTAATTCAACTTTGTAATTCTTTTCTGATACAAGTGGTTCACCTGCACCACCACGCATCATTGATGTAGCCTTTTCTAACTTATTACGCTTACGTTCTAATTGGGCTTCAGTTGCCATGAGAGTCTCCTTGACTAATTAAGATACTATTATATAACAAAGCCCAATTAATGTACACTATTATTTTACCAGATTTACGACTTCTTCATAAAGAGTTTCAAGTTCATCAAACTCTTCAGCTTCTTGAGTCATATTTTGTTTATAATAAACCTTAGCTAATTTAGATATGGTTTTCTTAGGTAACTCAAAGGTCTCAGATAGATCTGCAATAATGTCTTTAACGAGATCTTTTTCTGCAGACACTCGTGTATAACTATCTGCAATCTCCTGCAGTGCGTCTTTAAATTTCTTACGGTCTACTTCATTGCTAATCATGTATTACTCCCAAACAGAAATTGCGTGAACTGAATCCCAACGGAAAGATCTCCAACCTTGACTTTCTAAGTCATAGACACGGCAGGCTTCTGGAATAACATCGGCTGTTGCTTCTGCAATGACTTCTGTGTCTTTGGTTTTTGGACGAGCATCTTCTGGGATGAGGGCTTCAGCAAGAGTGCACAACATTTTTCTTTCTGTACCATCTTTCTTTGTGAATTCAACCATAACTCCTTTATTATCAACACTACGAAGTAATTCTAAAACACCTTCAATTGTAAATTCAATCATGCTGCCTCCTTAGTTTCTTTCTTAGAAGACATTGCTTTCTTTTTATTAAAAGCATAATCAACTTCAGCTTGGATCATTGCTGCTTTAAAAGCATTGCGCTGAGTCTTATCCTTAATGGTGGCCAACAACTTTTTGGTTGGCTTAGACATGTTGTAATTACTATCTGCTTTCATACTTTCTCCTTAATAAACATTTAAATGAAAAGACCAATTGCATAGCATGCCAATAGCCCAATATCTACTACAATTAAACTTGTTTCTTTAACCCGTATAGCCCAAATGAGCCAGATGATTGTACCAATATTTAAAACATATAAATTTAGTGGGTGGATATCTAGAGAGGTTAACAGGGCACCAGCAAGAGTTATTGCCGTTGCAACCCATTTTAATATGAAATTCAAATTAAGCATATTGAACTTCTTCACCTGTAAAAATATCAATTACTGTTTCACCTGCAAATGCATTTGCCATTTCAGCTTTTTCTTCGTCTGAGTAACCATACTTGCGGCGGTTAGCAATGTACTGGTTTAAGAAAGCATCATCTTCTTTTTTCTTAGTGTCAATGCTGTCGTAAAGCATTTCAGATGTGATATAACCTGCAACACATAAATCAGCCAATATGTCTGTTGGTGGAACTGTGTTATTTGAAACCCAACGAATAACATTGTTATCCATGTAGGTATTTTCGAAGTGTTGTTTTGCTGTTTTCATATAGTTTCTTTCTCAGTTAATCAATTTATATGTTATTATAAGCTAATTATGAATTAATGTACACTGTTTTATTCACTTTTTAATAAATTTCTTTTGTAATATAAAACTTATCAATTGGATATTTTTCTATGAATTTAGGATCTGCAACATAAGTATTTAAATCTGCCATCCTAAAGAAAACTTTATGAAGTGCTGTTTTGTGAGTTACTTTATCAGATACTGTTAGATATACTGAGGTTGCTTTGCCAGCCATAGATATTTCCTTATTTAGATTGTAAGGTCATTATATACTAATATTGAATTAATGTACACAGTTATTTTATCCAATTAAATCTAGATTGCAATTCTTTAATATCTTGTTCTATGGTAGTAGTATTTGTTGTTACCCCCAATGATGATCCATTTGAAGCTACTACTGGTTCACCTGAAGGAATAGGCACCCATTCTTTATCTAGATATGTTGGCTTAGGATCAAGGTTAAACTTAGGATCCCATTCTTTCTTTGGCTCTTCAGATATTGGTTCTTCTTTAAAAAAGTCATCCCAAACTTCCTCATCATCATAATCATCAAAATTAGGATCATCGTCATGAGGTACATCTTCTTCTTTACGAAGATGTTTCATAGACCAATTAGCCGCAACTAACATAAGAACTGCAAGAGGATCAAATACTAAGACAATCATCATGATGACAACTCGAACTGCTTTCTCTAGGAAAGACTGGTCTAGACTGTCACCATAAATTAAGGCAGCGATGTACTTTATTGGCCCGACTTCTGCTTCGACTTTCCTGAGCTGGCTGGAGATTGGGGCTTTTTCTTCGTTGAGCTTGGAAATTTCGGTTTGACTGGCTTGGATGGTGCTGTAGAGGTCTTTTCGCTCTTTGGCTTGGGACTTTCTAATGGCAATGGATCTTCCAATCCCCTTGTCGGTTGAATCGTTAGAGGTTCTGGCAATGGTTTGATCCACTTGAGAATCAAGTTGAGTAATTGTTTTATGAGCTGCATCTATAGTTTCCTTTTCTGTTTTAATTTTTTCATCTATTAAAGCAACCTTTGCTGCTACATCACCGGTTGGTACTGCTTGATCCAAATGCGCCTTTGATAGGTAACCAAAGATACCCATACTGGTAAGACACATAAGAATAATTAACGCAATGGTGAAGTAAGTCTTCATCATTAACGGAACTTCTTTCCAATTTTTATATAACCAGGAGGCTACCACTAGTTTAGCTACCTCTAGTGTAGACCCCATAATAATAATAGGAACTACCGCAGCAGAGAATATAGCAACAAGACCTGCTATACTGTAATATGCCGCAGTAGCTGAAAGTGCTAAAGCTGATAAGAACATTAAATATATCATTGGATAGCCTGAGTCTTTTTATTTTTTAGACTTTTCTTTAAAGCCTTTTTCCACATCTTGTGTTCTTGTTTCTTGTTATGCTCAACACAAGCTTTATACATTTTCTTAAGAATCTTTTTTACTTTCATTCTGTTTCCTTCCAATAAATTATTTCCCAAAGTCCATCTTCATGCTCTACTAAAGCTGAGCATGATTCAACCCAGTCTCCGTCATTCATATAGATTACACCATTAACTTTTTTAATTTCTGGAGTATGAATATGTCCACATATTACTCCGTCAAATCCTCTACGATGTGCGTATTGTGTAACATTATCTTCAAACTTAAATACAAATCCTACTGCACCTTTAACTTTGTGTTTGAGATATTTACTTAAACTCCAATAACCAAATCCAAATTTATGGCGAATATAATTAAAATGATTATTAAGCCATAAAACAAAATCATACGCTGAATCTCCTAAGAGACTAATCCATTTGGCCATGTCTGTAATACCATCAAACATATCACCATGAGTAATCAATAACTTATTTCCATCAATATCTGTATACTCTGCTTGATTGCAAATATCAATACTACCTAAAGAAAATTGATTAACAAATGGACGTAAGAATTCGTCGTGGTTGCCAGTAACATAAGTTACTTTAACGCCTTGCTTTGAATATTTTAGTAAGCTATTTATAACATTGGTATGTGATTGCTTCCATACCCATTTGTTCTGTTGGATTTTCCAACCATCAATGATATCTCCTATTAGAAATAGGTTATCGCATGTATGATGTTTTAGGAAATTATTTAGTAGATGTGCTTTGCAGTCTTTAGTGCCAAGATGCAAATCTGATATACAGATTGTTTTATACTTTGTTTTCAATTTTAACATGACTCCAGTGTACGCGGCAATTAATGATACCGTTGTACCATTCGTCTGGATTCTCTAATACTCTTTTATCAAATTGCTCACGGGCTTCCAGATAATTTGCTGTGCCTTTGTTTAAACAAAAGTAAAGAATCTCTCTTTTGAAAGATTCCTTACCCAACAACTCAATGTCTTTCTTTAATTCTTCAGATGAAGACCAATAGTCTCGCCAGTCAGATTCGATTTTAAACCGTTTCTTTTTGCCTTTGACGGTTTTAGTCTTCATGGATTTAGTTGTCTTTAGCCCGATATATTTTTTGTCGGTCTGTATATTCGTAATGAGATATACAAATGCTAAATATTGAGGTTCAATCTCTTCTATAGGTTGATTATTAAAATACCAAGTCATTACGATTCGGAAAAATCTTCCTCTTCGTAAATATCGCCGCCACATACTGGACAGCAAACGATATCTTCTAACCTTGTATCATCCTTCATTATAATCTTTCCTTGTGCTTCACAGTGATCGCACTCGAAGTACTTAGTTGCCATTTGATACCTTTTTTAGTTTTAAATTAAGTACAAAATTTTCAACTACTAGCTTAGTGATAGTAGCAATCATGATATCTCTCTCTTGTACATTATATTTATCAAATTTGTTAACTGTACTCATGGCAATTAATTTGTATGCATCTTCTTCAGATATCTCTAGCATACCCCAATCAATAGGATCTTCAGTTTCTACTTCTTGTGCTAATAGTGTTATACGTTCTATATAGGCAGCAACTGCTGCATCAGCGTTTTCATACATTATTCTTTACTCCAAACGTCAGTCCATGAACCTGATAAAGCACCCTTTGCATAATCAGTAACCCTATTCTCAAAGAAATTACCATGTACAGGAGCATTAATCATCTCTTCAACCCATGGTAATGGATTCTTTTTGCGTTTAAAGATACCTTTCATTCCAAGGCTAATTAAACGTCTATCAGCTATATATCGAATATATTCTTTAACATCCTCTGCTTTAAGATCTCTCATATCACCATTGATATAACATAGATCAATAAACTTATCTTCTAGTTCAACCATCTTTTCAGCAATAGTATAGATCTTACCTTTTAATTCATCATTCCAGATCTCATTATTTTCTTTAATGAATTCTTTAAAGAGTTTAATCATATTCTCGGCATGCATTGTTTCATCAACAATAGACCAAGTAACAATTTGACCCATGCCCTTCATTAGCCCGTGACGCGGGAAATTGAGGAGCATAATGAAACTACTAAAAAGCTGCATGCCTTCAGTGAAAGCGCTAAAGACAGCAATATGCCGAGCAGTAGACTCCAATGTACCATTTTTCGAACTAAGGTCCATAACGTAATCATGTTTATCCTTCATAGATTGATATTCTAGGAACTGATTATAAGTTGATTCAGGTAGTCCAAGAGTTTCAATTAAATGGCTATAAGCTGCAATATGAAGAGCTTCACGTGCAGCAAAGCCCATCAACATCATTCTAATTTCTGGTTGTGGAAAATGCGGCAAATAGTTATTAACATATCCACCTGCCACATCAATATCTCCTTGAGTAAAGAATCTAAAGATATTTGTTAGGAAGTCTTTTTCATTTTGATTAAGTTTCTTTTTCCAATCTTTTACATCTTCCATCATTGGTACTTCTGTATGTAACCAATGTGCTTGCTCATGTTTTAACCAAGCATCATAAGCCCAAGGATAGTTGAACGGTTTAAAATAATTACGTTCATCCATTAAATTTGATTTTGCTTTAGCCATATATTCCCTTAATATTTTCCGCCAGTTTTCATCCAGCCATTACCCTTATATTGAACCAAAGCCCCAGTATCACTTCCATGATATCTTTCAACTGGACCACATTTACAAGAAGGGCACTCTGATGGATCCGGATCATTTACACTTTTCTTTACTTCAAATACCTTATTGCAAGGTACACATTTGTAATCATACAACGGCATTAATTATCCCTCACTCTTTTTTTTCTTGCTTTATATACCATTCCTTTAACAAATCCTTCTGGTATTACTTCATTATCAAAAAGGTATTTATTTTCTATTCCATTATTATACCATTTTCTACCTACTACATAACTTTTGCCTAAGAATGGATTCTTTTCTGGGAATTTCTTCATTGGATTATTTTTCTTCATACGATCTGATGCTTTTTTTCTTGCTTCTAATGAATCCATAGGATTCGGTAGAAGTCCTTTAGAAAATAAATCTTTACGTGTTTGTGACATTTTATTTACAACGTCTTCATTGCGCATAGGATTATCTAATTTCATTGCTAATGATCTTGAACTTTTCATTTCATCATATTGTTTAGAAGTGTATGATCTACTTTGATATCTATTTGTTGATGCCATCATAGCAAATGCATGATGCAACAAATGATTATCAGGATATATCTTAATTAATAATTTATGTGCAATAAAATGTTGTCTAGCAGTTAACATTATTAAATTAGATGGATCATCAGACCCACCTAAACATCTTGGAATAATATGGTGCAATTCACAATATTCATTTGTTTTATTTTTTAATGATGTTAACTTATTATAAAGTTTTAAATAATCCATATATTTCTCCTATACAGATTATTTATATATTTTTAACCTTCGCAGGCAAGACAAATTGAGTCATCTCCCTCGGCCATTGCCCGTAAATCAATCTCAGCAATAACTTCGCGTTCAATTTTCTTAGATACTTTATCTGCCTTAGCAATCTTATCTGAACGGCAGTAGTACATTGTTTTTAATTTAAGTTTCCATGCCATAAAATGTACCGCATGGATATATTTGATATTACTATCTGGTCTAAAGAATACATTAAGTGACTGCGCTTGATCTATATATTCTTGGCGATCTGCAGCATGTTGCACAACCCAACGCTGATCAATCTCCATAGATGTTTTAAACACATCTTTGGTGTAATCATCCATCCATGTTAAATGCTGAACTGAACCATCATTTGCAATGATTGAAGACCAAATCTCTGCAGAATAGTCTTTACCTTGTTCTGCACAATATTTATCAATAACTTTATTTAGATATTGATTCTTATGCAAATGAGATCCGCTTAAAGTATCTTGACGATATGCGTTAGCCCTAAAAGGTTCAATAGATGGGCTAGTATTCCCCATAAGAATTGAAGAACTGGCATTAGGAGCAATTGCCATAAGATGACTGAAACGATTACCAGTACCAACAGCATCTGGAGCCTCTCCACGTTTTTTCCCCAATTCCAAGTTTGCCTCATTTAATTTACCTTTCACATATTTAAATATACCTTTATTAAGACCAGTTGCTAAAGCACTTTCCCAGGGAATGCCTTTCTTTTGCAATAAAGCATGCCATCCCAAAGCGCCGATACCAATACTGCGCTCACGACTGGCACTGAAACGAGCGCGAGAGATAACATCAGGAGCATTGTCAATAAAATATTGTAACACATTATCGAGCATTTCAGCAGTGTCTCGAAGAAAGAGAGGATCTTGCTTCCAATCATCATAGTACTCCAGGTTTAGTGAAGATAAACAGCATACTGCTGTTCGTTCTTCGTTAGTAGGTAAAATAATTTCTGAACAAAGATTTGATTGATGTACTTTAAGACCTTTATCTTTAAGCCATTGAGGTAGCTTACGGTTTGATTCATCAATAAAATGTAGATACGGTTCACCAGTTTGCATACGTAATTCAAGGATCTCTTGCCATAAAGCTTTTGCAGATACAGTTTCACGTACTTCATTTGAATGTGGATCAATAAGATCCCATTTATCATCTGCTTCTGAGTCCAACATGCATGCTTCAATAATATCCATAAACTTGTCTGAGATATTAACACCATGATGTAGATTCAAAGCCTTCATATTCTGATCACCAGTTGCTTTACGCATTTCGATAAACTGAATAATATCAGGATGATCAATATCTAAATATGCGGCATAAGAACCACGACGAGTTTTACCTTGACGATACGCCAAAGAAGATGCATCATAGATCTTTAAATGAGGCATAACCCCAGTAGAAATAGCATCTGCTGAACGGATACCAAAACCAATACCAACACCACCTCCCATCATTGACAACCAATTTGTCTCTGATAGGTTATTAACTAATCCAGCTGCAGTATCTTCAATATAATTTAAAAAACATGAAATAGGTAAGCCAAGCTTAGAACGCCCAAAAGATAGGATAGGAGTGGCATAAGATAACCAATGTTTAGATGAATACTCATATAAACGTTGAGCGTGTTCAGGATTGCTACCAAACTTACTAGAAACATATGCAAATCTTTCTTGAGGGGATGCTTCATCATCTCGTAAATAACTTTCTTTTAATCTAATCATTCCTAATTCATCAAACAATGAATCTCGTGAATAGTCTACCTTAATCCCGTGTACGGTTTCTTCCATAATTTCCTCAATTATTATCTATAAATCTCTTTGCTGTTGCTAATGATGATGCAATTGCTTGATGCATATCTACATAAACGTACATTCCACATCGTCCAATAAACTCCATATTTGGTGGAGTCATTTCTCTGTACATTTTATATATATCCCTGTTTTTACCTTCTAAGTCCTTAACTGGATAATATCTTTCCATATTATTTTGTTTATAATCACATGGCTCTTCATATGTAATAGTAGTCATCTGATCATTTTCACCATGATTAGGAAACTTTTTCCACTCTGTCATTCTTGTATATGGGCCACTATGAGTGAAATTAACGCAAGGAACTGG